AATGGAAATTTCGATATTGCATCTTTGCACATCAAGCGTGGCAAGGAGATTAAGAATAGATAACACCCCCTCACAAGGGGTAAAAAATCACCTTTTAGAGGTGATAACACTATTAGAGTGTATAGAAAAAGAATGGGATAGCTATTGTGAAAGTCATAATCTCAAAGGTGGAATAGTTATCACAAGTGGGTATAGAAGTCCTGAATTAAACAAAGCAGTAGGTGGAGTAAGCACATCAGCGCACGTGATAGGTTACGCCGCTGACATCGTCCCTGAAAACAGAAAGCAGGATGTATTTGAGTATTTCATGTCTACTATCTTTGCTAAAAAGGGGTACAAGTTCGACCAAATCATCGTTGAGAAGTCAAAATACGCTCGGTGGGTGCATGTAGGAGTAAAAAACATAAAAGGGCAACAACGGCAGCAATGCTTTGTCCTTAACGTAAAATAGGAAGTATTATGAAAGTAAGCAAGATATTAATAGAAAAAGTGAAGTCCTTTGAGGGTTGTAGATTAGTAGCATATCAGGATGCAGCAGGAAAGTGGACTATCGGTTATGGCAGCACTATCAACGTGTGTGCAGGTATGCGAATAACACAAGAAGAGGCAAACAGAAGATTGGAATTTGACCTTGAAACGGCGGCGATTGGTGTAAACAGATTAGGTCTATCCCTCACACAGGGGCAATTCGACGCCCTCGTAGATTTCGCGTATAATCTCGGAATTGGTAATTTGAAAAGTTCTACACTTCTTAAAAAGATTAAGCAGAAAGCGGATGTAAGTGCGATTAAAAAGGAATTTCTAAGGTGGAATAAAGCAGGTGGAAAGGTACTTGCTGGGCTGACTGAAAGACGAAAATGGGAATCTAAAAGGTGGGAGGAATAGTATGCGATATGAAGATTATCTAAGGCAAATTATCTTTGCTTTTATGCTTGCAGCAGCTTTCATTATGCTAATGATGTTGCAGGGGTGCAGGACGAAATATGTGAGTGTACCTGAATATCACAACGTGTATATAAATAAACACGATACGTTAACAAAGCATGATAGCGTCTATCAGGAAGTATTTGTCGATAGATACGTTAAAGGCGATACAATATATCTCACGAAAACAAAAGTAGATTATCGCTTTCGTAACCTATATAAAACAAGATATAGGGATAGCTTAAAGATAGATAGCATCCGTGTACCTTACCCCGTTGAACGAAAACTCAACAAATGGGAAAATCTTAAAATGGAGGTCGGCGGCTGGGCAATCGGCGGATTATCAGCTGTTGTGATAGCACTTATAGCGTATATTGTAACGTGGTTGGTTAGAAGATACAAATAGTCTTATATTTAAGTTGTTTTTTAGTTATTAGTTATTTATTTTTATGTTTTAGTCCGTGATGGATAGAAACAAAAAAGGTCGGCAACCCAAGCGAGGGAAACCGACCTTATTTTAGTCAAAAAGGTATATTAGGCAGCAAACTCTACCTTTTTATATAATGTGCCTTACATACAATAAATATACAATACAGTTTTGTATTTTACAATATTATTATTATCTTTGTAAGCAAGATGAGAAAGATTAATAGAACATATAAGTTTCGGCTGTACCCGAATAAAGAGCAAGCCGAGTTGTTGGCAAGGCACTTCGGTTGTTCTCGCTTTGTGTACAACTACTTTCTCAATCAGCGCAAAGAACAGTATAGGCTCACTGGTAAGAGTGACAATTACTACGCACAGGCAAAGTTTCTTACCGAAATGAAGAAGCAGGTAGCAACCGCATGGCTCAAGGAAGTAAACTCCCAGACCTTGCAGTTTGCTATTCGCTCCCTTGAAGTTGCCTATACTAATTTCTTTCAGAAACGTGCGAAATTTCCCAAATTCAAATCTAAACATTCCAAGAATAGTTTCACCGTACCACAATTCACATCTATCGCAGGAAACAGGATTTTCATACCCAAATTCAAAGAGGGTATCAAGTGCTGTGTACATCGTGAGATAGTCGGGAAAATAGGCAAGGTAACTATTTCCAAGACACCAAGCGGCAAGTATTTCGTTTCCGTATCCACGGAAGAGGAATACATTACACCGATTAAAAAATCGGGCAAGTCCGTAGGTGTTGATTTGGGATTGAAGGACTTGCTTATCACTTCTGAAGGAGAAATATTCAAGAATAACCGATACACAAAGAAATACGAGCGCAGACTTGCTAAGGCACAGCAGCATCTTTCTCGCAAGGAGAAAGGCAGCAGAGGGTTTGAAAACCAAAAACTCAAAGTAGCCAGACTTCACGAAAAAATTAGCAACAGCCGTGCCGACTACTTGCACAAGTGTTCCATTTCCCTTGTACGGAGATATGATACCATCTGCATTGAGGACTTGAACGTTAAAGGAATGGAAAGAAACCATCGCCTTGCTAAGTCTGTCACCGATGCAAGTTGGGGTACTTTTGTTTCCATGCTTACCTACAAAGCAGAATGGAACGGCAAGAAGGTTGTGAAGATAGATCGTTTCTTCCCCTCCTCGCAGACTTGTAATGTCTGTGGGTACATCAACAAACAGACAAAGGACTTGTCTGTCCGTGAGTGGGAATGTCCTGTTTGTCATACTCATCATAACCGTGATGTAAATGCTGCTATCAATATTCTTCGTTTCGGATTAAATCATACATCGGCAGGGACTGTCGATTACACGGGTGGAGAGGAAGTAAGAACTGACCTATTGGAAAGCCGTTCCTCTGTGAAACCCGAAGCACACAAGTCTTTAGCTTGTGGGTAGTTCACCTTTTTCTTTTTCATATATCCACATCCAATCGGCATCGTTATCCCATGCAAGTTTATCACTGCCTCTTGTGAGCATATTCTTATTATAGAGATATTCCTTTGTTCGGCCGTCTCGGTAAATAATTACCCTACGTCTGTTTTTAGGCTTCTCTCTCATAGACTTCCAAGCGACTTTTATAATATCATCCATTTCGTTGTAGGCAGCCACCTCTCTTGCGTGGAGTTTTTCTCCGTCAACCATTGCCATGTTTATTGCGTCACGTCCAATTTTAACACTCTCATTGCTGACAATTTCTGCTTCGAGTGAATCGTAATTTCTAATAAATGAACGCATCCACTGACTGACGAAATTATAGGCCAACACGTTCGATGTATGTTCGAGTATTTCGGAGAAATCAATCGTTGTTTTGTCTTTTATCTCCTTACAGATAGCTTCGTAGGTATCTTGTGCCATATATATAACATTTGCAGCGGCCACGAGATGAGCGTATAGTTCAGCGTCATTTTTGCTTATTCCATTCTTGCTAATAACAAGATATATTGCATAACGTAGCTTCTCATACTTTTCTTTTACATCATCCCAAACTTGCGCGGATAATTCCTCAAAATATTCAGGAACTGCGAAATATTCGCACATGTAATTAATGTTTTTCCTAATTGAAGATTGGAGCAATCGAAAGTTTTTCTTGTTCTCAAAGCGATATTTACCATTCTTTATCATATTGTCCTCTAACAACAATAAAGCGTTGTCGGATATAATCAAGAAAGGGAAATAGAACTCTGCCATTAATTTCTTACATGTCTTAAATGAATCAAAGAAATCATCATGTGTTATATTATCATGAACATAAATATTGATTCTCTTTCCATGCATTGTAACTCCGATTCGCTTTATCGGATATGTTAAATTTGCATCCATATTATCTTTATAATTTCTATTATCGTCTTAAATATTACTGCGAATAAAAGGGTTAAAGTTGCGAGCAAACATGGTGATACAATAGAAAGAACTATTATCCACCACGAAATATGAATTACACCTATAACGCGTAATGCCGCAAGCGAAAAGAATATCGCTATATAGATAATTATTATATCTATTTTATTGTCGTGCATCGCTGATAAACTCTTGATATATCTCTTTTCTCACTTCCTCATACTCTCTCTTGTCGTGTTCTGCATCAAGTTTTGCGATTTCTCTTAGCCTTGCGCGAAAACATCGTGGAAAGATTCTCTTGTTTAGTGATTTGGCAGCGTTCAACCAATAGGCGCGCTGTTCTTTATACTCTTTTGCTGTCATTTTTAACTTTAAAATTATTAATTTATTTGTTTCTATCTTTTACTGTTGCTATCTTTGCACTGCAATTTATTCGGAGAAATCCTCCAAAAGGCGTTAATGCCACACCTCTGCGTCCGCTCTCCCTCAGAGAAAAGACTTACCCTCAGTCCAGTGCTGGGGGTTTTTCTTTGCGTGTCGGCATCACGCAAAGACTTCTATAGCAATAAAGCTATAGTTGCAGTAGCCGAGAAAGGAGGAAATCTCCATATGAATAAATTGCAACGAGAAAGCGGATTAAAAGAAGTGTTCTGTAGGTTCATTAGAACGAAAGCAGGTAAAATCATCTACCCTAAAACGGGTACTTGTTTCCACTTCTTTGTAAAAGCGTAAATTGCTTTAGCTTTCGGGAGCGTGTTCACTGGCGCGCTCCTTTTTCATTCTCCTATCTCTTCGTGATATTTACGCAACACTTCTTTCACTCGTTTTGCAGCTTCGGCGGTATACTCTTTGGTGCGGAAAGAGTTGAGAGCATCCCAAAGTTCGTTGTCAAAAGTGCTATAAGTATCGTCTATACTTCTAACTAACAAGTTAGCATCAAAAAAGTAGTATTTTTCATATTTCTTCGCTCTCCACCTAATCTTCTC